ATGTCAAGAACTTTTTTTTATTTTTTAGTTGCTGTACAAAACAACATATTCTTTGTCTGGTGTATCAACAACGCTGTCTTCGACATCTGCTTCATATGGCATAACACCATCTTCATCAGATTTACGAACTGTGACCTTCAAAACACGACCATCAGTTCCATTTTCACGATCACATTGGACTACATCCAAATCACCGTGGTTTTCGATACATTTTTCTAATAATTCAATCATACGAGATGCTTTCATTTTTGTGCCTTTCATTTTATTTGTTAATCGTTCTCTCTTCTTGAACAAAGACATTATATCATAACTTAAATCTAATGTCAAGAACTTTTTTAAAAATTTTTTTAACGAGTAGCATAGGAGTCGAACCTATATACTTCCAGGTGGAGTCCACGACTAATAATAGTGTTCTCAACTATTACGAGGGCTCGAACCTCACCACAAGCAAGAAGTAGCTCCAACCGTGCCTACTCATAATGGAAGGGTTGGTTTTTCCCATTAGGTGGGAAGTCATACTCAATTACGCTACGCCATCATTAAAGGGGGGGAGGAGATGGATCAGTAGCAACCTAATATAGCGGTGAACCCTTCAACACCGATGACTCCATACGGAGCATTTCTTATTAACTATATCTTTTTCAAGAACAAGTGTATTATATCACAAATAAAATTATTTGTCAAGAAAAAAATAAAAAATTTTGGTGCCCCCGAAGAGACTTGAACTCCTAAAACCTGGATTCTAAGACCAGTATGTATACCAATTCCATCACGAGGGCAAAAATTGGTAGCGGAGGAGTGACTCGAACACCCGACACGCTGATTATGATTCAGCTGCTCTAACCACCTGAGCTACTCCGCCATATGTATCTGTATTATAAATATTTTTATGAAGAAAAGCAATATTAAAATTATTAAAAAAGAAAGTTCTTACGGTATAATGGAATATCATTATAAAAATGATAAACTTATTAAAAAAATAGATTATACCGCAAAGTATCCTATGGTTTGGACTTATAATTCTAAAGGTAAAATAAAACACATAACACCCTTAGGTATGAAAAATTCGCATTTAGATTTGTGGATGGGTGCTGTTGGTTTATTAGTTATTTTTTCATTATTATATGGAGCATATAAATCTGAACACCCTACTTCAAGAACCTACAAAACCCCAATAACGCCAGCAGGCATTCGTCATTCAAGATAATTAAAAATTGATAAATATTTGTAGATAACAGGGAGGTTTTTGAATGAACGAAGAGGAACGCCTTTCAAAAAAGATTGAAGAAACTGTTAATCGTGTCTATGACAAAAATAATCCATTTGTCGAAATCTATAAAAACAAACTCAATACATTATTGAAAAGTTATGAAAAGGCGCAACGTGAAATTGCGCATTTAAATATTCGTTTAGATGAAACATTAGGATTAGTCAATACCGATGCTGTTATTCCTGAATGGACTTTACCAGATAAGGATAATAGAGAAGTTTCTGACAACATACCAGTTTTATTAGTATCAGATATACACTATGGTGAGAATGTAAATCCAAGAGAAGTTCCAGATGGAAACTGCTATTCAACAAGAGTTGCCAGAGAAAGATGGGATAGACTTATTAACAACACTATTAAAAAGACAAGAACAAAAGAAAAATCTTGTAAAGGTATTGTCGTATGCTTCTTAGGAGATGATGTATCTGGTGATATACATGATGAATTAAAAGAAACAAATGACGTAACCCCAATTGATGCTTGTATGGAAGTTGCTGAACAAAAAGTAAAGATGTTACAAGCATTTGAAAAAGAATATGGAAATGTTTGGGTCATCTCTGTTATGGGAAATCATGGTAGAACAACAAAGAAACCACAATCAAAGGGTGTTAGCGAACATAACTACGATTCTTTAATTGCTGCTATGGTTAAAAAACAATTAGAAGACCATAAAAATATAACATTCTATACACCAAAATCTGGTGAAGCATATTTTGAACTCTGTGGATACAATTTCTTGGCAACACATGGTGATAGAATTGGTTCAAGAGGTGGAACAGGATTTATTGGTTGCTCTGCTACAATTGCAAGAGGACAACATAAAACAAGACAAGCATATGCGCAAATAGGAAAACCTGTTGATTGGTTATTAATTGGACACTTCCACACACCAATTATTCTTGAACATACTATTGCTAATGGAACAACTGTTGGTTATTCACAATATGCAAGAGATTTAAGATTAGAACCATCATTACCATCTCAAACATTATTCTATGTAGATGATGTTTATGGTGTAACTGATTTGTCTAAAATCTATGTTACAAATAAAGAACAATTAAAGAAAGATAGACAACTATACTTTCGTGGTAATGATAAAATTGATGAAAAGTATGTCATCAAAAATAGACATGGAAATCATCAACCAAATAATCCAGGACAAGAAAGATAATTTGGAGCGACTTACGAGAATCGGACTCGTGCCTAAACATTGGCAATGTTTCGTACTACCACTATACTAAAGTCGCATTTGGCAGGGGATGAATGTGCTGCCCACTCGTCTAAAGATTTGGAGTCTTTTATTCTACTGTTGAACTAATCCCCTAAATTGGCGATTCGGGTAGGATTCGAACCTACGGTAGTATGTTTCAACTACGACAGTTTAGTAAACTGCTGCCTTAAACCACTCGGCCACCGAACCTATTTTTGATTTGCTTGACCAGAATAAATTGCCATAATAACCATTAAGGCAACAACAAAATCCATTATATCACTATCAAAAATCATTATCTACAATTATCTTTGTTTAAAATCATACAAGCATCTGGTTTGCTATGCTCTTCAATCCATTTTAATTTACTTGGAGATTCATCAAAATCTCTGTATAATTTAACTAATTTTCCTAATGCTTCTGGCTTATCTCTATATGTAACCGTATAGAGATTTAATGCATGAACATATCCCTGATAAGGATTAACGTTAAATCCTGCCTTCTTCAGTTTTTTAATTTGAAGATTAGCATATAATTTTAATGCGCAATATTCCTCTGGCGTATAACCTTGTGGAACTCCTGCAAATGGGTTTAATCCTTCCATTTTCTAAATACCTCTCTATATAGTATTTATAATAAATTGGCGCACCCAGAAGGACTCGAACCCTCAATTCAACGTCCGTAGCGTAGCGGTTTTTCCAATTAGCCTATGAGTGCTTTATGGAAGTCTGGGTGGGATTTGAACCCACGGTTGTACAGTTTTGCAGACTGCTCTATTGGACCACTCTAGCACCAGACTATAACTATTTTTCTTTTTCAGATTCTCTCCATAAATCTTCTTCAGTTTTAACTTGTCTCACAACAGTTTCTTCAGACCACCCACAAGAATATAAGAAATCTTGTAAATTAGAAACTAATTCGTTAAACGTAATATCACCGTTAAAAGACATAGAACAAACTTTGTCATCACATTTATATTTTAATTCAAATTCAGACATATTCCCTCACTTTCAAAAAATAAACTTGGAACAATCTAATTTTCATCTGATTAGGATGAATAATTTGTTTCCAAGCTAATTTGTCATAGAACACTTTTTCACTCTTCTACCGACTAGAGCATCCCACTTTTATATTTCTACATAGTATCTTTCAACTATTACACCGCCAGACTGGGCCCGACCTGTAATTCTTTATGGCGAATTATTAATAAACGGTTACCTTGTGTCTATTCCACATTGTCAATAGTCTTTCCTATCGTATAGAAATAATTTAACAAAAGAATCACCAGTTGCCAATTATTTCTCTCGCAAACAGGTACTATATGCACTTTCCCTGTTCTTTTGATAAACTTATTATAAACTATTTTGAAAAGATTGTCAAGAGATTTTTATAAAAAATTTAATGGCGGGATTGATGGGGCTCGAACCCACGACCTCCACAGTGACAGTGTGGCGCTCTAAACCAGCTGAGCTACAACCCCTAAAAAATGGTGGAGAATAGGAGATTCGAACTCCTGACCTCTAGAATGCAAATCTAGCGCTCTACCAACTAAGCTAATTCCCCAAAACCTGGTGCCGAATGAAAGAATCGGACTTCCAACTGATGATTACAAGTCAACTGTTATACCATTTAACTAATTCGGCATATTCTTATTTATATTAAAAATGGCGACCCCTAGCAGATTCGAACTGCTGTTGGCAGGATGAAAACCTGCTGTCCTAGGCCTCTAGACGAAGGGGTCAATGGCTGGGATGGCAGGGCTCGAACCTGCGACCACCTGATTAACAGTCAGGCGCTCTACCAACTGAGCTACATCCCAATACTTGATTATTTATATAATACAACATTTTAATTCAGTTGTCAAGAATTATTTTATAAAAATGGTGGGAAGTGATGGTGTCGCACCACCCGAGTCCGAAGACATCAGATTTCTTTACCACTATAGTTTTCACTACCTGTTACCAGTTTGTGGTCTGGACTTTATCTTCATCTCATTGAGATGTCTGGTGTAAAGTCTCTACACATAGTTTATTTCTAAACCTTGCTCGGTATTGCCATTTAACAGGTTTCACCGATTTAGCCAGATTCTCATATACATATCACTATGTAATGATGCAATTTTTTACAGTCTGACCCGCTACTCCTACGGTATAACTTCCCAAAATTGGTTGCGGGGGATGGAATTGCACCATCGATCTCTAGCGTATGAGACTAGCAAGTTACTACTTCTCCACCCCGCTACAAAAATTCTAATTTCTATCGTGACGGTGGAGAAATTAGTAAAGAACACACTGGACTTAAATGATGGGATTCCTGACTACCCACAAGATTCAACTATAGCACATTATTCATCCACAGCAATAAAGGTTAATTACTCCTTTACTATAATGCTGGGTGGAATGGTTACCACCAACCAGATACAGAAGTCAGAATGTTCAACTACGATTTGTCTGGTTCTTACGACACAATGGTTGGCCAACCATTGCTTGATTAGATTTATGTACCATAACCTATCTACCTATTTAAATGGTTTTTCAACCATTTCCCTAGTGCCTTATCCGCCTTCAACAGATTATTCAGCCACAAAACTCTTTCCTATTAACTATGTTATTATTATATATCAAATAATTTTAAATGTCAATAGATAATTTCAAATTTTTTGGAGCGACCAGTGAGAATTGAACTCACATCATTAGCTTGGAAGGCTAAGGTAATAGCCTTTATACGATGGTCGCATTAAATGGCGGTCATGAGAGGATTCGAACCTCTGAGTGAGTTACCCCACTGCTAGTTTTCAAGACTAGTGCAATCAGCCAGACTCTGCCACATGACCTTGATGTTATTTATTTATAGTGGCTGGGCTGGCTGGATTCGAACCAACGAAATGCCAGAATCAAAATCTGGTGCCTTACCACTTGGCGACAGCCCAAAATATGGTACCAGCGGAGAATTCTGCCATCCCGACATCCACGGTGTAAACGTGACGCTCTACTTCTGAGCTACGCTGGTATTATCATAAAGTTCATAAAAATTATTCTGACCCTTATTATAAATCTTTTTATTGTATGTTTTAGCAACATAATTCATTTCTTCAATTATATCTTCATAAAATAATAATTTATAAGGTCTGTCACCAACAGATTTTTGTTTAATTAAAACATCACCCCTGTCATATGCTTTAATTTCAATAATATTACCATCTACAATAAAATCTGGATGATATGTATGTTTAACACCATTTAATTCATAATCAAATGTTTCCTTACATCTTTTTATATCTATATTATGGTCTAAACAATAGATTAAATATGCCAATTCATAAGTTGAATCACAATGAAAACCCTTATACCAACCAGAATGAGATTTTCTATGACCATTTAATCTATATCCACCACACATATTAGAACCAAGTTTCCTTCTTCTTTGGTATCTCAAAATTTGTTTACAATGTTCAGAACATGTATGACTTCTACTTCTTCTATATTTTGCTTTTTCAACTTCAAATATATTACCACATACAATACATTTTCTTTTAATACTATGATTACGAAGTTTTTTCATAGTTTCAGATAATTTTTCTTTATCTATAAAAGAATGACTATATTTTGAAGCACACTTTCTACAACAAAAATCACCAGAAGAATATTTACTATATTTTTCTGTAAATTGTTTACCGCATTGTTTACAAGTATATGTTTTTGTTTTCATATCATAATTATACTATATTTTTATATTTTTGTCAAGAATAATTTTACAAAAAAATGGTACCCGATAACAGAATCGGACTGCTGTATCAACTACGTCAAAGTTGCGTTCTACCATTGAACTAATCGGGCTTTATATGGTAGGGGTAGGGGGACTTGCACCCTCACTCCTTACAGGAATGGGTTTTTAAGACCCACTTGTCTACTAATTCCAACATACCCCCAATGGCGATCCTGGCGTGACTCGAACACACAACCTACTGCTTAGAAGGCAGTTGCTCTGTCCAATTGAGCTACAGGACCATAATAATTGGTCGGGATGGGTGGATTTGAACCACCATTTTTCTACTACCCAAAAGTAGTGCCATAGCCAGGTTAGGCGACATCCCGATAAAAAATTGGTAGAGGGGGAGAGATTCGAACTCATCACGTCTACGAGGTATCAGCTCGTTATGTTAACCAGGTTACACCACCCCTCTATAAGCTCCAACATTTTTTGGTATTCTTTTTCTTTAAATAATTGGTGAAAAAGCCTTTGAAATATTGGGAAAAACCATACTTAAAGAACCAACAATAATTACTCGCCTACGAGACTAGCGGATATAAATTCTTTCTACTATCCATCACTGCAGATATATCTGGATAACGACACTAAAGGGGTCTATAGAAAGAATTTGAAGAGGAGCGACCTCTTATAATAATTACCAGAGAATGACACTTGAAACAATCAACGCCAGTTGCCTGCACAAACAGTTAAGGAATTGAACCTACAATTAAATGCTTCGGTCAAACTTGATTATGGTAATCTTATCTCATTTAGTTTCATCTGCCTAGTATCACCTAAACTAGATTACTCATCTTCTATACCACGAAAAGGTAGAGATAACTTATAGAAGTTTTCTTATTCACTATGTCTAACAACTGTTGTTATTTATATCACAATTTAATCATAATGTCAAGTAAAAAATTTGGTAGGGGAGGAGAGACTCGAACTCTCAGACCTCTCGTTTATAAGACGAGCGTGCCAACCGATCACACCGCTCCCCCATAAATTGGGTTGCCACATGGGACTCTAACCCACACGCATTTCTGCAATAGGACCACAACCTATCGTGTCTAACAATTCCACCAATGGCAACATAGGCGAAGGATGATTGGACTTGAACCAATATTTCAGCGCAACGAACGGCCCTGTATTCTGGTACCGATTGAATTACATCCTTCATAAAATGGTGCCAGCGGTTGGTATCGAGCCAACTTGTTGTGTTCTTCAGACACACGTCTCCACCTGGAATACGACACTGGCATAAAGTTGGAAAATCTTCACGCAATTTCCCATGGATGGTCAGTCAGCGAATCATTTATGTTCAGGCGATAAAATGATTTGAAACATCCCTACTTTTCACCATCAAGTAATAGGGCAAGAAAAGTTTCGTCTAATCCTGCGACACGAGTAACCTGACGACCAAGTGAATGGTTACTTCTTCACTAAATGCTTCTCTTTATTATTCACTGAGGGGAAGTCTGAAGCATAGAAGACTCCATAAGAAGAGGTTGGTTTTACTATACTTGATTTAGATAATACTTGCAGCATCTTAAGTATAGAGGGTATATCGTTAAATATTCAATTCCTATTTAAGGGACTATCTAACGTCCTTATAACTAATCCAA